GCGCACAGGCGAGCGTCAGCGGCTATTTGTAGTGCCAATTCTATGGCTGAATCTGCCTCTTTTTTTAGGAGCAATGAGTGCATCTTCGTCAGATTCATCTTCATCGTCAGGTAAGTCGTAATCCAGTCCTGCATATTTGGTACTCCAGAGTTTGTAGTTTTGCCGCATAGCTCTACGATCATTTTCGTCGAACCCTGCTACTTTGCCGCCAGACATATTGTTCATCAGAATCAATATTCGCTTACGGAAAGCGTCGGGAGCGCAGTCTAACGCTTCCAGGTAGCCGTCTGAATCGTCAGTGAACAGGAATCGCGCTGCTGATCGGGCTTCTGGCGTCATGCGTGCGCCTTTTTTCATCGGGATCGGACGGTGCGTCAGATCGCGGATGGCAAGGGTGACAACATGAGTGAGCAGACGGTGTTCAGGCAAGTCCACGTTTCACCTTTTCGATTGCGCGATTGATCCAGCTGGGAGGCATGGAGATTTCAGCGCAGACGTAGTAGATCGATTGGTAGGGGTGAGAGACGTAGACGGCATTGACTGCTGCTCTATCGTCTGGGCTAAGTTTCTGCACGACAGAATCAACTGTTTTCGCGTCCTCGGCATCTGCCAGCGGTTCCTTCCGCTTCCACGCTGCCCAATTGTGTAACCTCGACTCCACAGAACCTCCCTGATAGTGCGCGGAACCGTTCCGCTCCGCAGTGGAAACAAACGTAGACTTCAACGACAGACTTATCGCTGATTGATTGATCGACTAGGTGGTAATCAGTTTTGCACGCGCTGCAAGTCATTTGTCAGATACCTCAGTTCGACAATCCGCGCACACTCTCGCAGTTTCGATACGTTGGTGCGCTTCATAACCTCGATGGCAATAGCAACAAACGTTTCAACCTCAGCACGCTCCTCGTCTCCCCAGCCGATCAGTTCTGCAACACAGGACTTCAGTCGCTCATCCTTCAGCTTGGCAACGGTTTCCACGACATACTCTAAGTCATCGCGTGTAAGACTGTTGCGCTGCTGGATGAGTTCGATCATCCGGCCTGCTATCTGATCGACGGTGATCGGGTCTTTACGCATTCTTTTCGGGCAGTTTGATTTCAATGGCATCTGCGACGTAACAGCCAGCGTGATAGACGATGTTTGGCGCGTCTGACCTGTATTGCTGACCCACCTCAAACCCGCCATCACATCTGAAACAATGCATCGGCCTGAACGAGGTGAGGCAACGGCACTCATTGCGCGGCAGGCAGCAGCGGTTGCATCGGTCAGTCATGTGTTTTTTTCCCGTAGCTTGGCTTCGATGGCGAGGGCAAAAGCAGCAACAAAATTTCGGGTATCGCGTTCTGGCTTTGTTTGTTTACACCATTCGTCCCAAATTTCGTCTGCCGTCAGCCCTTGCCATCGGCGCGGGGCGGTGTAGACCGGAATCCATCCTTCAATCTGTATTGATTCAAAACTGTCGCTTGCCCAACCTCGCGTATCGGGGTCGATCCATGATGGGTTCATCCACGCCACCGGCTCCTGCGCCTGCTCGATTGCAGCGCAGAGAGCGGTGATCGCTTCATAGCGCAACTTTGTTTCACCTCGCTCCAACGCTTCTAGCGCCTGTTTCATTGCGTCTAGGCTCACTTGCTCATCTCCTGTCTCCACCGGAATTCGTTTAACGATAACCGTTTGCACATTTCTCTGACTTGCAAGCGGATGCGCTGCTTCTTCCGTCCGGCCAGCCTGTGCTGGCTGATGATCTCCTGGCACATCTGCTCGCAGTCTGAGATCAGCGAATCAACGACAGCCACTACCTCTCCAGCTTGCCGCTGGGATCGCCACCTTCCACGTTTAGCGAGCCTGTAGGCACTTCGTACGTCGCCCATCTGTGTCCACACTCCTGGCAATCTCGTAGTCTCCATTTCCATCCGTACCGGGTATCTTTTCTGCTCTCTCTGACTTTGCTGTGCCATGAATTGCACACAGGACACATACTCATCTATTCCATCCTCACTGTGTATTGGGGGAAACCCTTAGTTTTGCTTTTATCTCAGCCAGCGCAGACCGTCCGACATCCGTCTGAACCTTTGGGGCTGGCAGTGCTGTGTACTGTCGATGCTCTACTCGGTCGAAGTCTCGATACATCCGCACGAACTCAGCCAGCGACGGTGGCCATTGACGGTCGAGCGTTGGCAGTGTGTGCAAGATGCGCTTGATGATGTCTGGATTGGCTGACTCTAAGAACAACTGCCAGGACTGGTTTGCAGCCATGATTGCGTTGTCATCGTCCAGATACATTGACTTCACCTTCTGCGCCCCGTATAGAGTCGCTAGGTGCGTCATCATCCGCTCAGCTAGAGGATAAGCGTCTGGCATTGGCATCACCCAGGTTGATGACTCGTCCAAAGATTAGATCCTCTTTCTTGGTCGGTTTCTTAGGCGTCACCCACTCAGCCTTGAATCCCTGCCAGCCACGATCTACACACTCGTTTAACGCTTCCTCTAGCGTGTAGCCTGCAAGCTCTGCCTCGGCTCTGATGCGATTGATGACGCGCTCAGTGACAATCGTTCGCTTGGCTTTCCTGTGTGCCAGAAAGTCATCCCAGCATGTTTGACTAACGTCAGTTGGTTTCATCTGCACCTCCTGACGTAATCGTAGAGAAGTTCAGCAATGTTGTGTTGAAAACTTTTTTATCGATTTGTCTGACTTGTTAGCTTTTATCTAACTCTGTTTGTTTCAGACATAGTTCCCCCAGGGTGGTAGCCCCCAGCGTAGCTGGTCTGGCTTCCTCCTCCTCCGCTGCTGTCATCCGTGTGACAGAGTCAAGGTACGCTGGACGCTGCGATTCATCGATGCTGGAGTGGTCTACCACCGCTGGCTCCAACATCTTGCCCAGTCCCTCGCAGACAGGCTGGTCGGCTCGCAATCAGGGTGTGAGATTGGCCGGTGTTTTCTACCTCGCAGCCCATGCAGGCTCTTGCTATCGGGAGGTGTCCGGCTGGTGTGAAGGCGTAAAAAAACCGTCTAGGCTGACCCCGGTGAGAGACTCAATCTTGCGGATCGAGTTACCCCTACTGGGGTCGGAGTCAGGCTAGACGGCTCTGTCGGCTCTCACACCAACAGAACCAATGCTACATACCTACAAAATGAAAGTCAATAGCAATTCGTTGTGCAATTCCCACCGTAGCAACAGGTCGTGCAGGTCACGAACCGACCGTTGTAAGTGTACGAATGTGTAGAACAAGCAGCGTATGCAGCAACCGATACAGCCATCAGAACAGCAGCGATAACAGCTTTCATGCCAATCTCCTTGTGAAAAATTACCTGAACAAATAATTCACGCCCTCGCTAACCCGTGAAAATGCGGGGGAAACGTCGCCAAACTAACGTTTTCCCCACGCAGCAACCAACGTCTTCCTAAACGCATCCTCCCAAGCTTCCCGTCTCTCATCGCCTGACATCTTCGCTCCCTGGTCAATCGAAAAGTGACAGGTCTGGCAGAGCGCAGCCACGAAACAGTCATGCGCTTTCATGCCCAGCCCCTTCCCATATGCACCCCAGTTCGCATGAGCAGCCTGCGTCTGTCCAGACATCCCACACCGCTGGCAGTCGAGACTGGCTACCGCTTTGAGCCACGCTTTATCGCGTACCACCGTAATATCTCCTTCGCTAACGCTTCTCTGCCTGCTGCGCCTCTGGCCTTCTCTACACGCTCCATGTATTCCGTTCGTCTAGGCTTTGTCCACGACAGAACAGTTTGCGCCTCGCAGTAGAGCGTGTATTCCCTCGACTGCAAGCCAACTACGGAGCCATCAGGGAGAGTGACGAGTCTTGCGTTGTCGTGTCGCTGGTTGCACGCAAAACAGACATCTCGTCCGTCATCTGTAGACCGTGATTCGTCGCCCATGCCAGCACCTGCTCTACATAGTCCGAAAACTGCGCCTTCGTCAGCCCCGTTGTCGTTGGCTCCTGCTCGACCACCTGACCGTTAGGTAGCTCGATCATCCTGCCTGGCAGCAACTTGGTCTTAAAGTAGGCATGCCAGACATCCGGGTCGTGCTGGTTACCTTGTGGGCGGATCTGCTCGCTGATGGCGTGAATGGTGGCCCAATAGAACGAGTTCTGTGCGCTTGTCCGGTTGGGTGGCTCTATTCGTACCACCCAGCCATGCCGAGCGTTTCTGACGGCTTCTATAGCCCTCTGACGGGCAGTGTCGTGTGCGAGCGTAAAGATCACAGTTCTACCTCTTTAAGTTTCCAGCGGTTGCTCTCTTTGAACCATCCGTGCAGCACAATCCGCCAGCCAGACCGCAACATCTCTGGGTAGGCTTCTGACTCCTCTACCTTATGCCTGCGATCTGATAGATGACCTTTGCTAGTTACCTGGACAGCCACCGTTTCGTTGTTGCCGATTGCCAGCAGGTCGATGCAGCCGAACAAGTCATGCTTGCGCTTCGTAAAAGCGTTGTAGTGCTCGACTGTCGCAACTAGATAGCCGAGATCACGAAGGTGCGCTGCTGATCTAGCGTTCAGTGACATGCTCAACCTGCACGATCTTGACATCGGAGTATTGCGGACAGAGATCGCCTAGCATTACCGCACCGTTGGTCAGTAGCTGGATTTCCAGTGCTCGCCTGAGTGGCACGCCTTTCTTCTTCCAGACGTTCATCGCCTGCCTGCTGATCTTTAGCTCCTGGCACAGCTTGCCTTTTGACCCCACCAGCGCGGCAGCTAGGTTGATTGCTTGCTCGACTGTCATAACCCCTCGAAATT